GATGAAAAAGAACATAAATACACAGGTATGTGCTTGAACCGATTGGGTCTAAGCGCAAACCTTGGTGAGTACGTTATGGTAAGTAGCGATTGGGTTGGTAAGAGTGAGTCTGCCGTAGCAACGTTAGCCACGCCCACCTTTTGTGGCGCAGGTGTTGATGCTTTGCACTTCCGCCAATGTAGTGTGAAGTTCAACGAAGATGCTCAAGCAAGCACACTCGTTAAGTCCATCAGCATTGATTGGAATAATAATCTTGATACAGACAATGCGTGTGCTTTGGGAAGTGTGACTTACGTTCGTCAACCAACTCCCGGTATGAGAGAAATCACAGGAAGTATTGAGTTTGCTAAGGTCATCCACACGGCAGTCGAAAGCGAACCAACATATACACAGATGATTACTTCAGGTGGTCTAACAATGGACCCCGAAGCGGCATCCGATGATTACGCAATTCAACTTCTTATTACAGACGGTACAAGCCCATGCACTATTGACTTGTACAAGGTACGATGGGAAGCGGTTACGTCGAGCGTAAGTAGTCGTGACACACAGACTATGAGTATGAACTTCACCGCTCTTTACGACTCAGATGGAGCGAACCCTGCTAACGCAATGTCAAAGACAGTCTTCAACGATTGGGCAGATGGCACAATCCAAATGCACAAACTGTGAGGCGTTTTAGATGGCGAACAATGGTGGCACGGTCATTAGCGACAAGACCAAATTGAAGGTCAGTCAATTTACAGGCACGGCGGCGGCAGTCCAAACTGCGTTCCGTGCGGCAATCGCAAACAACGATGTTATCATCTCTTGCGATACGAGCAGAAAGAAAGATAGTAACGACATCACACTAACCGTAGTGTGGTATGATGTAGCATAGATTCAGTAAAATAGTATAGTATAGAGGAGAAATAAAAATGCCCGTATTGAAAAAAGAGTTTGAATTAGACGATGAAACAAAACTAATGGTGCGCCAAGCATCCGGTTTAGAGAAAATGAAGTTAGAGGCCATTCAGGCCCGTGTCATTCGGCAATGCCGTGACTACGGTATGAATGTTCAAGAATGGACTGAGGAACAACATTTGGACTTCATGTTCAAATTGGAAGAAGCCGGTGCAGGTATCGACCAACAAGCGGCCACATGGTTACCTGTTTGTATTCTTGAACCGGCGGATTTCGACGCGAATACATTGACCGCAGATGAGGTCCGTATGCTTCTTTCGTTTATCCGAGGCGATGACCC